ACTGCGCCATGAACTAAAAAATCATCAATAGAATCTTTAACAATTGAAAAACACTCATTCCGCACATTTGGTGGAAGTTTCGCTACGCCTATTCCTGGCGCTAGGAGCGTCATTACCATTTGTTTAGAGGACATGTTGCGTTTTTCAATTGTGTTTTCAGTGACATAACGCAACCACACTCCTTACATTGTTTAGTCAAAGAAATATACCTATCGCAATCAATACAAACCGACATTCTTGATTCAGAAATACTGGTATCAACTTTTTCAACATTTGGATTTATTACATCCCAAGGTCTAGTTTCGCCTAATTTCTTTTTATATTCTTGCCATGCATTCATGATACACCCTTATCAAACTGATGGTGGATGAAATGTTGAACCATCATATGACCAGCCAAATTTAACATCATCCTTAATATTTTCTGGAATCAGGACGATAGTAGGGTTTGACTGCAGGGCAGCGTTGAGTCCTTCATTTATGCTTGTAACAGGCATCTTTAATGCAACTTCACCATCAACAACAAATGCATAGTGCAAAAAAGTCTGATTATCAAGATCTGCTTGAGTAAATTGTGACATTTTTATTTCTCCTTTTTCATTTTTAAACAGTATATCAGATAAAAACTAGCAACATGAGATTCCAGCAGATTCGCATGCCCCATCGGAAGACTGTGGACAGCTACATGGGGAGCAACCAGATGGGTCGCATGTTGTAGAATAAGTGGTACGCATGAAATAACCCTGAACCGTACCTGGCGGATCCTGACAGAACGGGAACTGAGCCACGCAGCAGGCTATGAGTGATTGTCCAGTCACGGTGTAATTACATGTCTCGCAGGCGACAGCAGGCGAAACAGAGACAACAGGAGTGACTTCTGGAGTAACTTCTGGCTCAGGGACGGGACCAGCAGCACACTCCTGAATGCACCAGTAAGTCCCGTCAATCACCGCATATAATTTATCAAGAGCAGAATCATAATAAAATTCAAACCTTTGATTGCCATGTTGATACACAATCCCATCGCTCTGCATATCCATCCTTGACAGCACTGTGTTGCTTACAGTATTAGCATATGATAGGTTTGTCCCGTACCCGCTGTATCTGGCGATTAATGAGGTTACGCCAGGTATCACAGGCGTATCTATTCTAATTGCACCAGTAAATGACCCATACAGATCTTCTGCGTTGGGTCCGATAATCATATCTCCAGGATATCCACCGCCGCTCTGAAGGTCATCACCCACAATATCCCAGCCAGCAATTGAACCACTAGTTGCAGTAATGGTACCACCAATAATAGCACCCGCAGCTTGGACAATCCCATCAGCAGAAACGACAAAATTATTACTTACAATTGCGCCATTTGCAAGAATGTCTACGCCTGGGGTTGAGACAGCTCCAGCCGTTAATGTCCCTCTAATCGCTGTATTAGAGAACACAGCAGAGCCAGCACTAGTTATAGCCCATCCAGATGTCCCTTGACTTGTAATAACACCATTAGCGGCGACAGTACCATCAAAATTTGAACTTGATATAATATTATTAACAAGAACAATGTTTGCAGCCAATTCGCCTGCTGTAATTGCACCAGCAGCAATATTTACAGATTGAACAGAGTTTGGTCCCAAACGAACACCAGACGGACCAAGTATATCTGTGGTAACAATGCTAGATATTACCCCCTTGAGACTGTCGTAATTTTTCTGCTGGGCAGCTTGCCTACTGGAGTCACCTGTCTTCCCTACAATAAAATCATATATAGAATATTTAGTTACATCAATCAACGAAGAAGATAGACCGTCATGTTTATGACCGCCTTGAAAGAAAAGAATGGAGTTTTCAGAAGTCCCTCTAGAGAATGCCATTAAACAACCTTCCTTATAACAATTGATTGTGTCAAAGTTTGCCCATATGAAAAATCTGTACTTATCAACCAATAGTCACCATTGATTATATCAAAAGAATCCATTGTAGATATCCTAATTCTGTCTCCTAATTGTAATTTTGGGATTGGTAATATGTTTAAATTAAGCACTGGGACAGGATCCGACATTTTAGCAATAATAAAATCAGCCAAACTTTGTGCGTGTGCAAGGTCCGTAATAAATTCATTTTCTATAACAATTTCTTTTAGACCATATTTTCTAATATTGTCATCTAGGACAGCTTTCTGTTCTTTGACATCTCCATTCCTATCAGTCACAATTACTGGAATGCCAGCAATGCCAGCAAAATGCTTTTCATCATTTAATGGGTTTGTTCCTTCAATATAAACGACATCTCCATTAGTGGTATTATTAGACGCAGCAAGTATTAACTTAGCGCCGTAAGGGGTTGGATTGTATTTAATCAATTCAATCTTTGCTGGATTAACAGTGGACAAATTTGTAATCAAAGGATTTTCTATTTTAAAAGCAGGTGCTTTATCAAACAGCAAATCGTAGTTTTTTACTTCTCTCACCAATGTGTTTGAGTTATGGGATGCAGCAAATGTATCAAACTGAGCTCTTTCCAGTGTCAAGAAAGAGTTGCTTGTAGTATTACTGTATTTGACAATTTCGTTATTAATTTTTAAATAACCTGATTTAGCAAAATAAGGATTATCAGTTGATAAAACATTTATACTTAAATCATTATTTGCCATTGATGAAGATAATCTAGTAACACCTAGAGTTGTTGGGTCTTCGGCACGCCATAGGCTTTGCTTCTCAATTAAATTATTGGCAACTCCATTTACTTTTATAACTATCTTATTAGCTTGCAATTGAACATTATAACTTGCGTCAATGATATTTGAGGAATCGGACAGTTGATACTGCACATTCGCATGCTGATCTATTGATGACTCAAAGAATCTATTGAAATGCTCATACCTAGCCTTGTTATTCTCGTCTATATACAGCCTTCCAAAATCAGCAAGACTTATATTGTCAATAATTTCTTGTACCGAGGCATCATTGCCATAAATGAATGGCATCACCCTTGCTTCTTTCATTTGTGTCTCTATGTAGTTGTTAGTTATTTGCTGACTGGAGAGAGATTTATTAAACACCGCAAACTCATCAATCTGAAAACTTCTAATTGTCGCTGGCGCTACTTCGGAGCCAGCTGTGAACGCAGCACCCCTGCCGCCAAAAGTTAAACTTTTCCCAGTGAAGGCGGTAAGATTTCCTGTTGTAGTTACAGTATTAGACAAAACCCCATTCACATAATACTTAACAGAATTATTTTTATATGTAACTGCGATATGGTTGTATATAGAAGTTGATAATGCAGTATTGCTACTTACTGTTTGCGTTCCAGTACTTGTTTTAAATTTAAAACCATTAGATGATGAATTATTAAAAAACTCAAAACCAGCATTTGAAGTTGAATTACTCCAATTACTAATGTACTCGCCATCGCTAGAAAAAGACCCATTATGGAATTTGGCGTATATTTGAATACTAAATTCTCCTGTATATGAGCTTGATGAGCTATTAAATACATCATAGGAAATATGGTACGGTGTTCTTAAATAAGAATTTGAAGCCAGCAAAATGCTTTTACTTGTGCTGTCAGACACAACACCGCTTGGTTGTGATATGGCGACTGAGCCTCTGTAAATAGCATCATTTCTTCTGGCGGATCTTTCAATTAAATTAACATTTGCGGTTGGTGTCCATGAATTTGATGCAAAAGTCAAATATGAATCACTGTTTTTACTTCCAATCCTGTCGCTTGCAACCATCGTATAGCATTCACTTGCATACACATTGTCCTGGGTTCCGTTATACTCTCTCCCGAGCGATATCTGAAACTGCTCACCACTAACAAATTGCTCTGTAAAGAATTCAATTCTTAACTCATAAGGGTTGCCTGCCTCCAGAACATATTCATCAGAAAGAATATTCTCCTTAGTGTTGTTCCCAGAGTTAATTACTCTCCATTCATCAAGAATCTTTACTTTATTTAAATAAACACGAAATCCACCTTTATTAATGCCAATTATAAAAGAATATGTACCAGTATTGGATGGAACATAGTAGCCATCAAACACACCATTAAAGTAACCATTAACAACAGCCCCTCCTTTATCAGTGAATTGACCACTGACAAAATCAAGAGCTAGTGCGCTATTTGAAGAAATTGAAGAAGATGTAGTTGTTAACGATGGAGATATATAGGCTTTCACATCAAGCGCTTTTTCATATGTACTTAATTCTCTATCATTAGCATCAAGCTTTATATCACGAACTGAGTTCAAGTCAGTTTCTGGAATTTGAACAAATCTAGCCCTTAAGGAAGTTGAAACAATCTTTTGTGAATTAGCCCTATCTATGCTGTTTTCATCAAAACCATAATGCAAAATAGCGTTACTCTTCTTGTAAGTTTTTGCTGGATTCAATAAATATTGAATGTCAGATTTTGGAAAGTTAGTCATCAATAGCAAATGCTCAACAGCCTCCGCAACTGTTGAGTCTTGCAGCAAGAACCCTTTTGTCAACATTTTTTCTTGACCAAATTTACTTCTATCTGTTAAATTTGCGCTAACTGTCATACTTGATGACGAAGCTTGCCATTCATCAACATAGAAAGTTCCATACGGGACATATTCATAAATATCAAATCTCACAATAGACCCTGAACTATGGGAACGAGCAGCGGTGCCGCCAACTCCACGCTGAATTATTGTAAATGTGTTGCCAGAACCTTTTGTTGCAATAACTATTTCTTTATTTATAGTATTTGGTTCTATAGTTAGCAAGTAGTAATTACCCGCACCACCGTCTGGGAAGTCATTGACGCTGTTAACATTCCATGTCGTGCTTGACGAAATAACATTGGCATTTAAAACAGCGTCAACATATATATCATCAGCACGATGTATCTCCCACCCAGCGTAGACATTGAAACGAATATCTTTTTTCATATATTTTCCAAAAGCTGAATTAGAATTAAAAAGATTAAAATCTTTCAAGGCATTATCAAATGTAATTGAAGATGTATTACTACCACTTCCAGCAATAGGAAGGCTTGTCTCATGCACATCTCTTACTTTTGAAACATTAAAACTCATAACATAATCCGTCATGTCCACTCTGTAAATTGGGCACACCTCATTCACTCTTGCATGATCATATGAATTTTTTGTTGTATATATTGTTAACAAAATTTTATTAATATCATTTGTAGAGATGCCGTCAAGATAGTGTTCAAAAAAATAACTGTCAGATGGAATCTCTGCGTCTTGGTTGTAAACTAAATTACTTGTATTGTTATAGGCTTTAATGTTATAAGCTTTAATTTGACCATTATATTCAGATGTAATTATTTTAATTAAATTTACTTTTCTTTGTGTAAAAACATATGTAAGTATTACTGGCGAGGAGAACTGATAACCGTTCAAGGTTGGATGCAGAGTACCAGTGCTTTTAGTTGCTGATTGATATCCGAATTCATAGTTTTCGTCTTTAGTGGAGGGAAGGCAATGCCATTGCCCATTAGCAGTAATTGTTTTACCATTAACATCTTTTGCATCACAAACCGCCCATGTAAACGACTGGCGTTCTATGCCATTAATTGATTCATTTGGAGTAAAATAAAAATCCCTATCTCTTGATCTGTTAAAGAGATTTTCATTAGCTGACAGCGTTCTGCCATTTGACAACATTCCTGTAACATTTAAATTAACCGTTGCTTCAGATTTCTGAGTACAAGTATCATTACTGCTGGCAATTTCAGTGTTTGAATGCTTATCAACATGTCTACTATCAAGCCAGTCAGCGATAATTAATGGCTTTACACTTTGCGATATGTCATCTATAGCTGCATTAAAAGAGCTTGATATTTCTTTATCGTACAATCCGTACTGAAGCATTTAAACCTCTTCCAGACTCATAGCACAATCCCAAAAATAAACATCATTTGGAATATCTCTTCTAATCAATGTCTCATTATAATCTTTCACTAATACATTATAACTTGTTTCTGTATACGGCGTTGCCCCAGTCTCGTCTATATTAATTATCTTAAGGATATGGTGTCTAGGGTCTTCGGCTATGTTTTTTATAAAATCACGACCACTATTGCCGTCAACTGTATAGTTTACTGAGTTTGGCAGCCATGACCAAGACATGTTAAATATGCGTCTTCCAGCTCTTGCGCTTGATTTATAATATCTTGTTTTCCTGTTATTCCAGTTTACAGTTTCTGTAAATATCTGATCAACACCCATGTCAATTTTTCTGTTATGAATTGTCAATGGCTTACCATCAAGCAAAATAAGTGTTCTGTAGATACTTGAATCAATGCCGCTGGCAACATTTTGTGCGAAAACAATAGGAGTTTTAACTGCGAGAGCGCCAACTTCTTGGAGAACGATCCTTATTGTTGCAAGCGATATATTCCCAGCAATAGACAAATGCAATGATGATGACAGCACAGAAGCTGCTTTTACAATCTTAGTTGCAAGAGATGAGAGACCCGCAGAAGCAGATAGACCCGCTACGGCTGATGCGATTTTGAATGACACTGCGCTAATATTTGCAGACGCTGACAGTGTTGAAGCACCATTTGCAATTTTTGTTACTGCCTGCGATAGCGTTGAGGAACTGCTTAATTCCGATGCAGAATGTGCAATCTTTATAAAATTGACAGCCATTGTTGCGTTTGCAGAGACATTAACAAGAGCGTCTTGTCTTTCTGTTCCTACAGTGACCACCGCACCGTCAACAGCAAGATTTATTACTGCGTGTATAATTCTAAATGCATTGGTTTGTACCG